AGTATTTCCAATTTCAATGCAAACGGCAAACGTTCAAATCAACGTTTTGTCACCAACCGGCTCAGAGCCAGCAGTTATTTCCGCGAAGGACCAAAGTGAAAGACTGAAAGAGAAATATAAGAAATTTAGAAAGAATCAAAAGGAAAAGGGAGCTAAATAATGGAGTTGGCATCAGAAATCTTGTCAGACATCACAGTACACATGAAGTACGCGAGATATCTATCAGACAAGTACCGTCGTGAGACATTTGAAGAACTAGTAGACCGCAATAAAGCTATGCATATCAAGAAGTACCCACATCTTAGGGACGAGATTGAAGCGGCTTATGAATATGTTTACAACAAGAAGGTCCTACCTTCAATGAGGTCTATGCAGTTCGGCGGTAAACCCATTGAGGTCGCTCCAAACCGTATTTTTAACTGTGCTTATATGCCCATCGATGACGTTCGGGCATTCGGGGAGGCTATGTTTCTTCTATTGGGGGGAACCGGTGTCGGATATTCAGTTCAGACACACCATGTAGAGCAACTTCCAGAAATTAATAAGCCAAACGGTAAGCGTACATATCGGTATCTAGTTTCAGACTCTATTGAGGGTTGGGCAGATGCAGTTAAAGCGCTTGTAACCTCCTATTTCCGTGGCACTTCAAAGCTGCGTTTCGATTTCTCGGATATTAGACCTAAAGGCGCCCGTTTAGTAACATCTGGTGGGAAGGCCCCGGGTCCACAGCCCTTGCGCGAATGTCTTGTTAAGTTGGAGGGGATGCTAGAAGCCAAGGAAAATGGTGATAAGCTGCGTCCTATTG